TATACCAATTAACGCATCGTCAGAATTTGCAGTTCGTAAAACTACTTCACTCGTTCCTACATTCCTTGCAATGCTTCTTTCAAAATCTTGTGCCATGTTCTACTCCTATAAAGCTATAGCCATCGCCACAGCAAAACCTTTACCTGCTTTTGCATCTAATTGTGTTTGCACAGCAGACGTTACTCCATCTAAATATCCAATCTCTGTAGATGTTACTGCACTTACTGATACATCTCCATTGCTGTCAGAGACCAATGCTCTTGATGCTGTCAAGTCTTCCATCTTGCTAAAATTTATTGCAGCTCCAGATGCAACACTTGCATTTACAACTGCATTTGCTGCAAGTTCGTCTGCCCCTACGGCATCGTCTGCTATCTTAGCGTTAGTAATAGCGTTTGCTGTAATATTTTCTGTACCAACTGTTGCAGCAGTTGGAACTCCACTACTGTTTACTAAAAAAACATGATGTGCAGTTTGATGTTCAAGTTTGGCGAGAGTTACAGCATTATCAGCTAGATGAGCAGTGTCTATTGAGCCATCTGTGTAGTGTTCAGAATCTATAGCGTCATCTGCTATTTTAGCACCAGTGATAGCATCCGCTGCAATCATAGCTGTTTCAACAGATGTATTGGCTATGGTCAGCGCTCCACTGTCACTCGCAGTTGCATCGCCTGACATAGCGGAATAAATATATTTCTTAACTCTTGTTAAAGTAGATTTTACTTCTGTGCCATTAGCTCCATTATCGACAATAATTAAATCTGCATCTACTAAATCTTCACCCACATCACTAGCACCATCTATCTCTAATGCACCTAACTCAACTTTTCCAGCAGTAGATATCGTGCTAAGTTTACTGTCAGCAATACTCCCTGCTAGTTTAGATGAAGCAATACTCCCTGCTAACATATCATTAGTTACGGTGCCTGTGTCACCTGTTCCCACAAGTGTTCCAGTTGTAGTTGGAAAATCTATTAGAGCTTCAGCATGATTTATTTTATTAGATCCCAACGTAATTGCATAATTACCCATGTATGCGTGTGAAGAACATTGATAATAAAGTATGTTAGGTGTGTCCTCATTTACTGCTATTTGTAAATATGTACTAGTTGTTGTTACTCCTGTGTTATATGCTGTGGTCTTATCTGCATCCAAATATAGTCTAAATGGATGATTTGACATATCGCTTGAGCTAAGAGTAAACCTATAATAATATTCTGAATTAGATGTTACATTGTCAACACCATGTAATGTCAAAGCAGGTGACTCAACACCATTTATAAAGTAAGCATTACTACTTCCATCTCCATAATAAGGATGTGCTGTTGTTTTAGTTCCTACTGTAACTGTAAATTCTATAGGTGCTGATGAGCTTCCATATAAACCTGCATGTGTATTAGCGGAACTTAAATCTAAAGTAGACGCTCCAACATCACTTAAAAGAACTGATTTAGATGCTGGTATTGTACAAAAAATAGTTTTTGTCCCAGCACTAAAGTTAACTGCACTATCACTGTTCGAGCTACTAATAATCGTAGTTCTAGCTATCGTACTAGAATCACTACTAAGTGTCCCTAAACCAACTTCAAATTCTGTTGATCCAGGTAATGTCACTGCATAATATGTTGTATTAGAATTACCAACGCCAGTGCCAAAAGTTTCAAAGCCAGTGACTGCACCAGCTAGTGTAAATGTGCCAGTACCAGTTGTGGTCGTAGTTTCTTTTACTCTGTCGTTTATTACAAAAGCCATTACTTCAATTCTATCGTTAAGTTGTTTGCGTTAATTCTAAATATGTCACCAGTTGAAATTGTTTTACTAGCATCCAATGCTCCTATAAAAAGAACATTACCACCAGAGCCTACGACATCAGGAGTGGCAGTTAAATGTGTTATTATAAAAACATGTGTTATGGTATTACTTCCACTTGTAGCTTCTGGAAATTCTATAGAACTAGAATTTTTACAAGTCTGTGTATCAGCAGATTCTGCTGTTAATGTCCACGCAGAAGCTGCAACTTGTTGTCTTGCATAAGAACCAAATGTGGCTTCTGTTATTGATGGATCTCCAGATTCACCAGTAGAATCGTTAAAGTTAGATACTGCTGTTGCTAACCCGACATATATACTATCTCCAGGTGAACTAAACGATGCTGCGTTGTTTTTGAAAATAAAACTTAAAATTCTATTTTCCAAGAAGGTGGTTGCTGCATTTGCTGTTGCCATTTTCTACTCCTATGTTCTTGGTCTGGCGGGTAAACCAACTCTGTTTGCGTCTGTATTCTCTCTTGCTTCTCCCAAATCTTTCAAGCGTTCCATGTATTGCAAGTATGTATTGTTATAGTTTTGAATAACATCTGTTTCGCCCTTCATAAAAGTATACGCTTCAATCAAAGATCCATACAACAAAGCAAAAGGAGCATTAGTGCTAATCCAAGTGGTACCACTATCAGCCCCTGCTGTTATACTAGTGGGCCTATAATAGTAATGTAATTCTATTGTGTAATTACTATTTGGTGTTGGCGCTAACATAAAATTGTTTTCATCAAATCTTGCATAATATTTTGGAAGTCCAGTTGTTGAGGCTGCTGGCGTATATTCTCTTAAATAATTAACATCTTTTTGCAGTAAAAAACTTTCAGACCCAGCAGTTGTTATTTGTAAAGAAAAAGATGCAAGATAGTCACTAGGAACCGTTAAAAATTGATCTGATGAAGTCAAAGCACTCGTTACATTTTTTCTAAATATATCTAGATCTACACTTTTGAATATTTTTTCTTCTGCTGCTTTTACAAAGTTAGGTATGTTGTTTACAAAAGTTGTTTCTGAATTATCAGTATAATCTTGTATTGCTGTTGTTAATGTCGCTTTTGTAAAACTCATATCATGCACTCACCGTTGTTGGCCCAGCTGTAGCTCGACTACCGCCTCCTACAATACCTCCTATTGTAGCTGTTTGTCCATTAGCTGTAAATGTATAAGTATCTGTCGTTGCAACCGTGATGCTGTAGCCAGCAGATTGCTCTAATACAGCCTTTGTAAAACCATCAAAGCCATTTACTGTTCTAAATCTAACAGTATCTCCCGTAGTTCTACCGTGACCAAATTCTCTTACAGTTATTACGCCTGATCCTGAAGAACTAGATATAAAAGGATTTAAAACTAAAAGAACCTCCACGTCATTTTCTGTTCTGCTAGGTCTAGCATCTCGTAAAGCCTCGGCATCTGAAACGGTTCTAAACGGGCCTAATTGGGGATGTTTGGCTTCAAATTCATCAGGTCCCACTAAAGAACCGTTCCATTCTTTTTTTAAATCACGGTATCTATATTTCATACCTGATCTATCTGATATACCAAAAGCATGTTTACCTGTTGCAAATCTTGCCATCAATTAGACCTCAAATAAGCATATTGCGGACTTACAGTAAAACTTGACCTGTCTCGGTCCTCTCCCATAGCTCTTTCAAATTCTTCTTCATAAATAGCTTTTAACATTTGTGTTCTTTGTGGCGCTTTTTTTAAAGAAAGATAATATGCCAGACCTGCTGTTAAACATGGGTAAAATCTAAAAGGAACGTCCATAGTATTGATTTGAGAATCTACATCTTCTATTCTTGTCAAAGCATCATAATGTATAACATCTGTGCTGTTCTCAGGAGTAGGCCATATTTTTAAATTAGGCGTTATCTGCCGATCTAAAAAAAATTGTGTAGGTCTACCCGTGGTGCTCTTGTTAGGAACAGCTAAATCATCTGATCTACTTACTCTATTCATAGAAAAATCTGTTCCAGAACGTCTTACAACTAAATTTAATATGTCTATTACATCTGTTGCTAAAGAATATTCTCTAGTTCCAGAGGTAAGAGCTTGCGTTCTTTGTGTTATAGTCCATTGATTTAAACCCCTGTTTGCCCACTCTGCAAACATTAAATTTAAAGATCTTCTAGCTGTAGTTAAATCATAACCTGTTCTTATTTCTAAACCACATCTTTCATAGGCTTCTTCTACATATTCTGCGGCATCAGGTTCAAAGTTTGTTGAATTAGATGTTGCCATATCATGTCCTTACTTTTGTTTTTTTACGTCTATCAGACATAACAACACCACAACCCCTCGCAACAATAGTGCCTTTTTCGGTTTTACCATTATAAGGTCTTTTAGCTTTAGTTGACGTTACTGCTCCGCCTGATCCCATTTTTTTAACCTTTGCAGGTTTAGTATTTGCAACAAAAGTTTTACCTTTTGCGCCCTCTCTTTTCTTTTTACGAGCTGTCGCAGCTCGTTGTGATTTAGTTAAACTGTTAGCTTTTGATCTAGGCAAACACCTGTCAGGATTTTTTTTGTCTTTTGAAGTCCCACATTTTCCCTTGATTTTCCCATCAGTTCCTATGCGAACCCAGTCTTGTTTTACCCAATCTTTCAGTGCACCCATTACTTTTTACCTTTTGCGCCTTTTGCATAATTAGGATCTTTACAATACTTTGAAGCAGCCATGTTTGCGTATGCGCTTGGATATGTATCAAAAGTTCTTTTAGCCCAAGCTTTTCCTGCAGGACAAATTTTACTGCCTTTTGATTTTTTTGACGCAGCTCCACCCCTTTTAAAATAAGTAACATTCAACTTAGAAGGTTTAGGACCTGTTCTTACTACAGATGTCATGTTTGCCTCGCTTTCCTAATTTGTTCTTTGCCTTTTTTAAATATGCTTGCCACTTGTGTTTTACCCATAACTTTGGCTCTTTGCTCTCCTACTGTCAAGATCTGGATTTTTCTTGCAAAAGGTTTATTAATTTTTTTAACTTTTGCTACTGTCGCTTTAGCATCTGCTGGAGTAGCAAATTTAATGCTAACTGTGTCTTTAGGGTTTTCATCAGTATACAAACGTCTACCAGAACCCTTTGGTTTTTTGCCTGTCCCTTTCTTAGGATCTCTTTCTTTTGCCATTTTTTAACAACCCAGATAATATTTTTGATTGACCTGCGTGCGCTTTAGATGCTTTTTTTAATTTACTAGCTACAGTTTTAATTTTTCGTTTTGCTTTTCCTGTTAACGCCATCAGTTACTCATCCCTATAAAAATAGACACAATGCCTATCAATTGTAGAACAGCTCCAAAAATAATAGCCCATATACGGGCATCCATTTTATCTATTTGTTTTTGTAAATGCGTTAGATGATTACTCTCAAGACGATCCATTGTGTCTTCAAGAATGGCCATTCTCTTATCTAACTCATGCATAAAATCTTTTTCTCTTTTAGTAGCCATTAGCACTTCCACCTTCGTCTAGCTTGTCTCAAACGACTGTTAGGATTTTTAGCGGCCTTTGGAAACTTTTTCATTTGTCCCGCAGACCTAGCACAAAAAGACTTTCTTCTTTTTGCATCCTTGCTACCTTTTTTTACTTTACCTGTGACAGCTGTTTGTAATTTACTCCCAGGATTATCTCTTCTATATTTTGCAACACCTGCTTTAGTCATTCCCGCCCCAGCTTTTGTAGGGCGGAAATATTTTTTTGTTTTAGGCGGCTGCTTGTCTTTTTTCCTAGCCATTAGGATAAAAACACCGTCAGTTTGTTACCACTGCCTGTGAAGGCAGAAAGATATGCACCACTCTCAGCTAATATACCATTGTCTGGAATATTAAGAGTGTGTAATCCCGTAGGAAAACTTTGCACTATCAAGTTACTTCCACCATTGCCGTTTGTTATAGTTAAAGCACCAGCAGAGTTTCCAAATACTACTATTTGTCTTATTCTTGATCTTGCTGGCCCTATCAGAGCCGCTGACGCTCCTTGATTAAC